TACGTCTCAGATTCAATCGAGATGATCTTGTCGTCCTTGATGCGGACCTTTTCAGGCCGGAAACAAGGGTCAATCCGCACAACCTTCTGGCTATTTACATGGATTGTAACTGAATAAGGCTCAGCATAGCCATCATCATCTAAGTCGATGCGGCAATAGTGTTCAACGAAATCAACCGGCGCATCGTCGTCATCGTCGTTTTCGTCAATAACAACATCTAACCATTCGCCGCTGCGTTGCTTTTCGTCAATCTCGAACGGATAGCGCACAAACTTGAATGACGACCTCGGGACGCGAGATAGAGACTTGCAGCCCTGATTAACAACATAATCCTCAGCCGCTATAACCTCAGAGCGATTGCGGCCTAATTCTGGATCGAACCACCATTTGCGAAACACGGAACCCGTAATCGGGAGCATCAGTAATAGACGGTCTGTGTCGTCTTCCCACTCAGGCGATTCCTCAGATAGCTGCCAACTCATGTGTGTGGCAACGCGGTTGCCCTGCGCCTGCTTCTGTCCGTCTCCATCCTCGCCATTAATCTTGGCCTTGACGATGTTCTTGCCATTCACAATCGCAGGATAGGCCCTTGCGTTGAACTGAATGGCAGCTTCGGAAATCAGCGGATAAAGAATATTAGATGCTTTAGGCCAAGGGTAGGCCTTCTCATCGGAAACCTGCCGAGCAAGCTTCATCGCATCTTTGTTTTTCTCAACCCACTCTTTGCGAGAATCCTCATCGATCTTAAAATGACGTATGCAGTCTTGACCGATGCTGGCAAGCCTTTGTTCGCCGCCATCTTCTTCTGATAGCATCTTGGCGATATTGCCGGACTGAAACAGCTCATGCAGACGACCAATAGCGTCATTGTCGCGCTCTGGTGGCGCATCAGACATCTCGTCTGGCTCATCCATTACATCGTCCATGTCATCCATCAATATCCGCTCACTTCATCAGGTTCGGCATAAGCACGTTCGTCGTATTCATCGTCCGTGCGCCTTATCGTCATGGCCGGGAATAGTTCAGTCATAGCCCAAACGAGAGCATCAACGCGGTCAGGTGAGCCATCGCCCATATAGCCCTCTGCAGTCATTTGGCACATTTGGACTTCAAGGTCCGGGAACGTGCCGACGTGGCTAACCCTGCCGAGGCTGTAGAGCGCGGAGATAGGCTCAGCCCTCACATGCTTGCCGCGTGTAGCTCTGACCTCAATGATCGGCAACCCGGGCCTGATGCTGTCCAGCGTGTGGCGCACCATGTCGCCGCCTTGGTTGACCTCAATGACAATAGCGTCGGCCTCGAAATGGTCATAGGCGGCAATCGTGCGCTTGGCCCATTTCATCGGATCGCCACGCACTGACACATCGTCTAAAACATAGCCGCGCTGATCTTCACCCACACCAGCCACAATAATTCCATGCTCATCAGAGCCGGGCAGATGGCTGACAGCAGGATCAACAGCGACTAGAACGCGTGTAAGCTGCGGTACCGCGTCTCTGCGTCCTTCGCGTAGCGTCTCACGATCCCATATAGCCCCGATAACAGCAGGTTCGTAGTCGCCTAGCCAGATATGAGCATAACGTGATGCGTTGAATTGCTTGTCGTGAAGTCGCTCGTCTTCCAGTTCCGACGGGAAAAACGGATTGTCTGAATAATTTGCATGAACAACAACGGAACTTTTGGGCGGGTTATGACCTCGCAAGAACTTGTCAATCGCATCTTTAGAGTTGCGCGGGTTCCATGAAAACCAAAGCTCAGAACCCGGCGCTCTGATTGTCGGGCGAAGCAATTCAATACTGCGCTCAGAAAGCGTTTGCGCCTCCTCTACCCAAGCCCAGTCAAAGCCTTCGAGTGATTTTATCGTGTCTGCGGTATGATCTTGCATTCCTTGGAATAAGATAACACCACCGCCCGGCGTCTTGATCTCTGTTGACTGCATATCAAAATGAGACGAGACACCCAATGCGCCGATCTTGTCTTCAATCAACCGTTTGGCGGATTCCTTCAGGCTCTTTTGGACCTCACGAATACACACTCCACGAGAGCCAGCCCGAAGCAAACAACGCTCCACACCCAATTCAGCAAAGAAATGTGATTTCCCAGACCCGCGCCCGCCATGAGCGCCCTTGTATCGACTAGGCTGCAATAGCGGCTCAAATACCGCTGGCGTGTTAATCCGAAGCGTTGACAATACGCCGCTCAATTACAAGGGGTCCGCCGTCGGGACCAGTGTGCTCTAGGCGCTGTTTTTCGCTCCATCTGTCTTGAAAGCGTTGGGCCATGTATTTGAGATTGGCCGCGCCCTGGAACTCGCTGGAAGGCAAACACAGCCCATCACGAACTCTTTTGGCGTGGAATGCCTCAGAAAGTGTCTGTGCTTTCTTGAAGGCTTCGGAAAATCCTTCATGCACCTTGGCCCATTCATAGAGCGTATCAATGCAAACATCGCAATCCATCGCCATTTCGGCAACAGAGCCGCCTTCTTTGCCAGAGGCTAGGATAGCATCGCACATGGATGGGGCGTACTTGCTTGGCCTCCCCTTCGGGTTATTGCTTGGTGCCTTAGCCATCTCTATGGCCTCTCTTGTCTGTTATCTGGTGCTCAGTCTGGTTGATAGCCGCGCATCAGTGGCTTAGCGGTCCTGAGACTTAATCGCAGACATCAGCCGCATTTCCATTTCGCGTATGTCTGTCTTTGATGCCATGTCTGAAAAAACGCGGTCGCGGAAAGCGTCGAAGTCTCTGCGGTGTGCTGTTTGTGTCACCCAAATGCGGTCACGATCTTCTCTGTTCTCTTTGCTGACCTCAGATAGACGGCCATGCACGAGCCTTAGAAACACCCCACCGAGCATGATTAAAATGCCGAGGCCCCATTGGGTCCATGAGGCAAAGGAAATCTCATTCACTCGGCCACTTCCTTCGTCTTGCCGCCGTTCTTAATCATAGCCAGCGCGTAATCATTCACAGCTTTGCCTGCTCTCTCCATAGCCCTGCGGGCCGCTTCTAGGCGGCTGTATGGAATGATGGTGGCTGACATGACGGCTCAATAAAAAAGGCATCAACCTTTTGGGATGCCAGTTAGCTGAGGGAGGCTCAGCAGGGAGATTGAATCAAAAGCGCCCGCTATATCTTGCGAGCGCAAATCACCTATCTACACAATATGGCAGGTTTACTGCTAACAGTCAATTGACCAGTCGCGCCGGTAGTGTCTCAGTTTGAATTGAGAAATTTTAAGCCCCTCTTGGGCCTATCCGCCGTCCATGCGATACTAACTGCATGACAAACCCTGCCAAAAAACCAAAACGCCCCAGAGACGCAAACCAACTCGCCAAGTTCATTACTGACCTTGCGACAGGCGAAGCCTTGGAAAAAGACCCAGACGAGGGTAAAGACCCCGCTGCGGTCGCCCTAGGGCGCAAGGGTGGAAAGTCGCGGGCATCCAGCATGACGCCAGAGCGCCGCGCGGAGATAGCTAAGAAAGCTGCGAGCGCAAATCACCTATCTACACAATATGGCAGGTTTGTGGATCACTTTCACCGCGTTCCCGCGCTTCAATGGTTTTTGATTTCGGACTAGTACGCTTTTCTTAAGTCTTTACAAGTCCAAAAGCGTACTAGTCCGGTTATTTTAGTCAGTCATTTACTCATAAATCAACATAATCCGTAATGCTTGGCAAGCTCATCCAACGCCTCGCGGAATCGCGGACCTACATAGTGACGGGAAAACCCGCGCATTACAGCTACCCTCTGGATGCTTCGGTCGTGGAATACCACGTCATTGACCAGCAACCTTGATATGACGCTCATAGACCGTAATGCGTTCTTGACACGATCCTGTGCATCTAGAGCATGGTCGCTCAGCGTCATCGTGAAATTGCCGCCATCAACCTTCTCCTTGAGCTCTACGGCCTTCGCTGGCGATGTGTGGGCCCTGTCGCAATCTGATTTGAACATGTCTCCAGCCATGTGCTGATACAGCTCAATCTGGTGCTTATTCAGCATCAGATCTAAATGGCAGTTGGCGGCGTTGAAAATGTGTGTGCCGCTGTCCAGATCGGTTTTGCGTATTTCAATGTCAATCACATTGCCGTCCCGGCCTTCGAGCGAAATGCGACGTTTTGCGGCTTTCCTCATTGATCTGCCCCTACATACCGATTTGCGATTGTGTCAGTCATTCCGCTGCCTCCAGGGTTCTGTATTCGACGGGAATGCTCAGCAAACAAGCGTAGGCAATGCCGTATTCCATGCCACTGCTTATGCCCCGATCGGTGTAAACGACGCTCGCCTGTGCAACTTTCAGCCACGCAAGCCCGGCATCAATTCCCCACTGGCGTTCGTCGGGAATATCATCACGCAAGATGCCCGCCTGCGTGTAAAGCAAATGGGATGCAATCGGAGCCTCGCCGCGCGAAAGGCAATCCCTTACGCACCGTCTGGCGTACTCAACATTAGCGTCTATATCGCCCGCATATGGGCTTTCAATGATAACTAGCCTCATGCGCTGGCCTCATCCGTCCGGCGGAAGGCTGTTTTGACCAGATTGCGCATCCTGTCGATTTCAGCAGGTGAGCGTTTTTGCTCTTGCGGTTTTCCACCTGGCCCGCGTTCCAGCCTCAACACTGCGCGGCGGCGCTCCTCAAGCATCGGCGCTGCAAACCCCAATAGTTCGCCCGTGCGCGGAAAGAATTTGCTTTCAGGATTGCGCCGATACTGACCAATGGCCGCATCCAGAATATCAGGCGGAAGGTCGGATAGGTCTTCGATGTAATCGGCGTAAAGTTCCTTGGCCTGTGCAGGGCTGAAATCGGGTCGCCAGTAGTGGGCTTGCAGTTTAAGCATGGCAGTTGCCACGTATTCCGGTCCCGCTCGCCACAGGGCTTCCTTGAGGCCCGCAAGCACCAACGGGCGGTCAGATACAGGCGGGAATTGCGGGATGCCCGAAAGGCTACCCACGCGCTTCTGCCACAGCCGCAGCGATTCCGGCGAAGTGATTTTCACGGGCGCGTGCGTCGGTCGATTTGTGATTTCCTGCATTGGCTCGCCCTTCCGGCATTGGTTTGGTTCGGTTGGCCTTGGCGTCTGCTACTGGCCCGTCAAAGTAATTCCATCCCTTGATCGCCATAGGAGAGGCACGAGCGGCAACGCGGCGAACGGCGGGGAGAATATCTAGATCGAGGTCGCATCCATCAGCGAGCCACGCAAACGGGCGGCTGAGGTCTTGCAATCCGTATCGGGTCGGGTCGATGGACGCCCCAGCCGCTTCGATTAGGCAATCAGCCAAATCGTCCTTGCGCGTAGCATCAGTATCAATTCCATCATCCATCCTACATCCTACATCCTCCATCTGGAGTGCGACTATTGTAGTCGCACCGATGGATGATGATTTCGCATGGTCTATTTGAGACTTTCGCAATGCGAAAAACTCATCGTGAGTCATGTCGCATTTCGCTCTATTGCAGTTTTTGCAGGACGCGACTAGGTTTTCTTGGTCATCGGTTCCGCCGCGCGAAATGGGGATTTTGTGGTCAACATCTAGCGTGTTGAATTTTTTGGAATAATGAGTGATGGCTGTGCCGCAATAAAAACAGTTATTGTTCTGAGCCTCACATAGTGATTTCCTAAATTCCGCTCTAGCATCAGGCTCTCCGTAATCTATCGCCACATAATCACGATGCTCGTCAGGTAGCGGATGTATAGCGTTAGGCTTTTGTGGTCGCTGGAACTTGCGAAAGTTGCGTACTAGCCCGTATGATTTTTCATCAACCTCAATGCGACGGATCAATTCATGTTGCTGCATTTCGTCCAAAAGTGGATCAACAGAACCATCGTTGGCTGGACGCAGCCTCGCTTTGAGTGTGAGTGGTTTCCACTCAAACACCCCTTGATCGTCGGCCTCTGTCCATAGTCCTATCAGTAGCATTCGAGCGGCATCTGAAAGCTGCATGAATGCCTCGTCGGTGAATAGAGTTGGGTGTACTGATCTAATGCGGCTCATCTTACCCTACCAATGTCAAATCAGATTTGACAATTATGCGATTGCCTACTTTGACCGCCCGCGCATTGGCATTGACGCCGCGCTGCGACCAGTAATTATTAATGTTCCTAGCGTGACGTAGCGCCTTGCAGGGGAGCGTGACGATCTTCTCAACAGGTGCCGTTGCATTTTCTCCGGTAGGCTTGAGTGCTCGAACCCTACGAACTGTCACAGGCTCGTCAATTTGGCTTGGCACAATCACCACCTGAGCGGCTTTCGACATAAACCGAATACGGAAATTGCCCGGCAAAAAATCAATGTTTGGGTTGATGTTCTCATTCTTGATCGGCCAAGGCTCTCCAGTCTCAAGCCATTCTCGAACTTTCCTGAGTGAATACATGATGGTGCTATGGTCGCGCCCGTCGAACAAAAGCCCGATCTGGGTAGTGGATAGTTTTGTTTCGCGTCTGATGCACCAGATAGCTTCCATGCGAGCGTAAACATCTTTGCGAAACCGTGATTGACCCACGATTTTTGCGGCTTTGACTTGATGCTTAACCGATGTTTCGCGGATGATCTGGGCGGCTTTGTCTCGCTGGCTCATGGATGCACCTTCCTGGCATTGAAATGACGTTCAATAGCCTTCCGCTTTAATCCGCGTTTGAATCCCTTGGTGCCAGCGCAGAGCAGTTTGTGCGTCTGTTGAGCCTTGGTGTTTTCGGTGTAGTGCTGAGCGCGACGATCAATGTTGCTCATGCCGTCCTCACAGTTCCGCGCACCTGACCGGCCTCAACATCAGCGGACCAGTAGATGCGGCTATCAATAATTTCGCTGTCATTCGTGATGACGTTGCAGTTCTGGAGAAGGTCATCCAACGCCTTGACGAAGTTGGTAACGTCACGGCGGCGCTTGTCTGGTCTGCCAACGGCATATTCAACCTGATACGGGGGATTGATCGTCGGAACGCGCTGGCTGTTCAGCATCAAACCTGCCGATGCAATCCATGATTTGTATTTCGCGCTCAAGTGAGTGCGGCCACGATTGCTACGCCATATTGCATTGGCGCTTGGCGGGATAGGCAGGGTGAATGTCGCGGAAAGGGTAATCACTCCACCACCTCCGGCTGACAGAGGCGCTTGAGGGCTTCAACTTGTGCGGTGGTGGATTTGGTGACGAGTGGTTTGAAGTATTCCCATGAGAAATTACATTCGCCAAAACCCTCTGGAAAATCCATCTTTGGATTGACTATTTCGACCAGACAAAACCCAACTTTGTCACTTTTTTGTCCCACCCAAACTTCACGAATGGTATAAATTTTGCCAACAACAGGATATGTTTCCCGGATGTTTTTGAGTGAGCGACAAGCGTCAACACAAACCACCTTCTGCCCCACATAGGCATTAGCAGGCCACCCTATGATTGCGTCTGCGCTCATGTCACAATTCCGTTGTGCGGGATATTGCGGCCAATCGCTGCCTCGCCCAGTGGTGTATCTGCCAGCATTCCTAATGCATGCATGTAAACATCAAGCATGGCCTCTTGCTCTTGACGTTCGGCGGCGTCCTGCTTGCGGATGCGGATGATTTGGCGAATGGTTTTTGTATCAAAACCGTTGCCCTTGGCCTCGGCATAAACTTCCTTGATGTCGGCAGCGAGCGCGGCCTTTTCTTCTTCGAGCCGTTCCACGCGAGCAATGATGGATCGCAGTTGATCGTTACCGCTGTTATGTCCCATTTCAGTCATGTGATTTTCCCTCAGTCGTTTTCTTGGTTCGGGTATTGATCTTGTCCACTACCGCCAGCCGCCAGTTTGCGCCCCACGCCAGAAACGTTTTCGTCAGGCTCAATATCAACCGCATTGTCTGCCTCTATTTTTTGGAGTTTGGATCTGGCTATTGCTTCCATGTCGTCTGCCATGCGTTCCGCTTTGGCCTCAAGCGCCGCATAGTTGGCTCGGATATTGTCCAGCACATGCGCGTCAATGCGCTTGCATTTGGCATAAACAATTCTCTGTGCTTGCGAGATGGAAAGCCCCACAACCCGCGCCACACGATGAAGGCTTGCTTCCCGTGTGTCGCTACACATAGGCCGCGCAAGCTCTCTCAGCTTGAACTGGGCCTCATGTACGGTGTCTGTTGCGCTTGTCATCTTTAACCTTTTGGGCACAACTCGCCCAAACTTTTGGCGAAACATGTTTTTTCTCCGTGTCATCCTGAAAACTCAGGAGACGGAGAGGCATGCTATGAACTCGAATTACTTACTCAGGTCGTTACAGCAGTTGGAGCGGCGCAACGGTGTCTTGCAGGACAGCGCCAGCAACAATGTTATTTGGGTTCCGGGTTGGGTTTTCGCTTCGAATCATTCTCTGGTGAGCGGTCGTCAAACCGCCAACGGACAGGTCGTGGACCTTCAAACTTTCCGCGAACTGCGATATAATCAAACGTGCCGTGCTGATTGCGTTTCTGGACAAGGCCAACATGCCCTCTGACAGCCGCGTTCCATGCGTCATTGGCGCATTTCAGATCATCGCGGTCTTGCAATTTGGCGGACGCCAGATAGCCACGGAAATAAACGAATGATTTTGTTTCACCCGCCAGCCATTTGTTAAATGTCATCTACGCCCCCACCGCAGCCATGCAGCCGCGCAAAGCACCGTCACCTCAACAATGGAAAATCCGATAATGGCAAGCAGCGTTATGGGGTCGATGCTCATGCTGCTTGCTCCATGCGTAATCCCACGAGTTCATCAAGCCGCGCTTCAATCCTGTCCATCTGATCTGACGAATAAATACGCCTGCAATCCATCCATTTATGGAAATCAAAAACTCTAACTCCCGCAGCCTCAGCGAAGTGGGGAAACCAATCCAAACGCTTATGAGAACATGCTTCGCGTATCTTTTTTTGGAGGCTAATTCTAAAATGCTGCTCAATGTATTTGTCGCGACCGAAGTCTGGCGACACAATTTGGATGTAGTCCAATATTGTGTAATGAGGTTTAAACCATTCAGCGCGGAGATGATGTGCGTCGAATAGATGATGAAGTCTCTTCTCTTCTACTGGAAGCGCGATGTAAGCCCCTATCCAATGGAGTTCATGTGGTGAAGATTGCTGAAGAGACTTGACGCGGGAATAAACAATGCCCTCTGTAAAGCCGATTTTAACAGGTCCGTTTTTCTCAACTTGAAGGAAATAAACCTGCCCCAAACGTTTCTTGTTCATGCGACCTCGCTTTGTGCGGGGCCATAAATGTCTGGGCGAAGTTCGTGGCGGCTGATGCCTGTCACACGCTCCACGTCCAAGACACGCTCAGCAGGAACACGAGACCATTGGCTAACCGCTCCATGGGTAATCCCAAGTTCGGTCGCCAGCTTAAATTTCAGACCACGTTCGCGGCCAAGACGCTCTTGAATGTCAATCATGCCTCTTGATAGCACCACTAACATTATGGTTCAAGCACTTTTTGTTAGCACCACTGTATGGCGTAGATTTGCAAAGCAATGAGAATCCGTCGTATGCGTTTGTCTCTTCAAAAAAAGCAGAAACCTCGTCATTTTATACGTGAATGGCGCAAATATCGCGGACTCACGTTAGAACGTCTGGCCGAGCGCATCGACGTGACCCATGGGGCCATATCTCAGTTGGAGCGCGGATTGATCAATTATACTCAGCCAATGCTAGAGGCGCTTGCGGTCGCTTTGTCCTGCGAACCTGCGGATTTATTGCAACAGCCTCCATCTTCTACGCATAATGAATTGGCTGATTACGTCATGCGCCTGGACGCCCATAAACGGGAGCAGGCGTTGCGCCTTTTACGCATTGCGCTTGACGACGAAAAACAGGCCTAATCGCATACCAATATGCTCTGATCGAATGTTTTTGACGCTCGTTTTCTAAGCAATACCAACCCCTTATAAAATAATTACAGTGATGCTAACATTTATTGTTGTCATCCATTGTTAGTGGTGCTATCAATATCCTCACACCAGAGCGGCCACCCGCAGTGAGGATGAGACGAATGACAATCAGTCCTAATGGCTACACAGATGATTTTGGCCCAAAACCTTTGAGGATGAAGACCATGCAAGGCGAAGCAGTCCTATTAAACGGCGAAACCACGCGGCCATTGCGCACCGAAGCGCAGGCGCGAGCCAAACGTAAATTCTATGCAGGCGAACGCTTTGAACAAGCTGAGCGCCGTTGGTTCCGTGATGATCGATTTCATTTTGATCTGGCAATCAGTTCAGCCGTTGCCGCGATGGAAAACGCGAATATGACGCCAGAGCAAATCCAGATATTCCGCGACCATGTTTCGGATTCGATCGGCGACACATGGGCTGTCGATTATCGCGCGGAGGATGAGTGATGGATGAAAACCCAGACAGAACGGCATTGCTTGAAATGATTGAAGGTCTTGATGATGCCCGTGACGACGCTATTGCCGCATTACACAAATATGGTCGCCACCTCACCTCTTGCGCCATTACGGAAACTGACCGGACAGGCTGCACATGTGGATTTAGTGATGCGATGAAAGGCGGTGCGTGATGCCTCCCTTCAAACCGTTCGACCGTATGCCGATAGACCTGCCAGACGATCACGGCGGCAACTACAGCCAACACAGAGACAGACACGCACTACCAGCCATTGCGGCTCTAGTGATTTTCGTAATCGCGCTAATTGCAGCGCTTTTGAAATGGGTGATGTGATGAAATATCCAATGCCAACCGTCAACTATGAGCTTGACCGCCCACTTATCGAGGCCCGCATTAAAGCCAGACACGCACTGCGCGACCTTATTGCATGGCTCAAGCCATTGCCGCGCAGACTGGATGACCTATCGCATGAGCAGCAAATGGTATTCCACGCGCTCCAGCAAGGCATTGAAGGCGGTGCAACGGTGACAATTCCAAGCGCGGTGTTTGTCCAGGATCGGCGGGCGCTATGAGCAAGCGCCCCAAACGCGACAAGCTGCCCCACGCAATCGTTCGGCGCGGACCCCGTGGCCTTA